CATCAGGAAGAACGAACTCTTGTCCTTGTGCATGGCCAGCGAGCCCGTTGATTGGGACCCCATGTTCAGGAACTCGGCCAGAATCGACCGCAGAATCCGCAGATCGTGGTGCTCGATCGTCGCCATGATGGCGTTTGCACCGCCCCTCGCGCCTCCAGTATCCACCCGGTACGTGAAGTTCTCTTCGTCCTCCACGAAGTACATCTTTTCGTGCGCGTGGGCCGTCATCATCGCCCGTTCGAGCGCCAGTTTCAGTTCCGCCTTGTTGTCGGCGCCCTCTTTGATCGTGCCGATATCCATGCCTACACCACGCCGTTCGTTGGCGATAGCGTCGATCCGGTAGTGGCCGTCCTTGTAGAACCAGTGCTTGTAGGCCGCGCGCAGCATCGACGTGCCGCGCATGTTCGAGCCCTCTTGCTCGTTGACGAACACGACCATCTTCTCCGGCGGGATGTCCACGAACTCGAACCCTGACGCCTTCACCGCGCCCTGCTGCACGCCCGCAAAGCCGCCATTTTCGTCCGCTTTCCAGCGCAGAATCGTCTTGGGGAGTCGCGGCGCCAGCTTACGGAGGCCGATCAGTCCGTCCTCTTCGATCTTCCAGACGGTCTCGAACGGCATCGATCCATAGTCCAGATGCAACAGCACCTGACGCAGATTTGCGCCGAACGAGGTCGTCATCGACCGCAAACCCTTCTCCAGGCGCTCGGCGATCATCCTGTCCTCTGCCGAATCCGACGCCGCTTCGACCTCCCAGTGCGCCCGAAGGATCGGCAGCTTGACCACCGCCAATCCGGCGCGCACCTGGCCGTCCGACAAGCGCATCTTGTCGTAGACGTCGTAACAGGCGGGCGCTTGCAGGTCGGGGTTGTAGTCCTGCTGCGTCAGGTAGCCGCCGAAGATCGCCGTTCCCGGCGCTCCGATCTCCGGCAACGATGGCCTGCTTATCGGCGTCAGGTTCTGGGACCTGCCGATGGTCAGTGGTCCGATCTTCATGCTGCCCCCTCCGCCTTGAGTGCTCGAATGAGCTTTCGTCCTAACGGGCTACTCGACCAATACAGGTGTAGCTTGCACAGTCCCCACGGTTTCATGGCGTTCCTTGTGCAACGTTCGCCTGTTCGACGAATGCGCGCGCTGCACACCATCTCTGATGCCAGATACTTAGGATCGATCCCCATAAGCTTGCCAGCACGCCGATGGTTTGCGGAGGTGATCTTCATGCTGCCCCCCTAGATGCGTTCAACGCCGCCGCTCCCGTATGCCTGCTTGATCTCTCGTTTGACCCACCAGAGATGGGCCGAACACGCGAATAACCCGATGGTCTGCGGCTTGTTCCAGACCACAAACGTACCCTCTTCGGTGCACATGCAAGCTCCAAACCACGGCCGTTCCGGAACATCCGTCATCTCCCTAGAACTGCTTCCCCCGAACTCCCGCCATTTCCGGCCCGCCGGCCTCCCGTCGATCATAGTCTGGATTGATCGACGCGCCCCTGGGCCGCACCCCCGCAGCGATCGCGTCCGTCCGCGCCGCGAGCGACAACACCGCAGCCACCGCCGCGTCGATCTTCAGTGGTGAGTCCTGCCGCTCCTTCTGGATTGTCCACATCAGTTCGTCATTATCGTCTCTGAAGGCGTGCATGTGCTTGTGACTGTTGCTCACCGCCCCCACCAAGCGGGGATCGCCGTCGTGGGTCAGCTCGGCGCGCTCGATGGCGATGCGGTATTTCGCGCAGTCGTTGGCCATCTGCCGGTATGAAGTCGTGGAGCGCGAGCTGATGTGGTCCGCCCCGTATAAACCAGCCCATTTCGCCAGGTACGAGCCCCAGCGGTACGGGTCGGCGTACATCCGCCACACCCGCCACCGCTTGAAGGCGTAGTCCACGGTCTGGTCCACCTCGTCAAAGTCGATGGTGATGTCCCCGTTCGGGTTCTCACGCGGCTCCCAGTATCCCACCACCCACTGGTGGTTGGTCTCGATCTCTGTTCCGATAAGCGCCGTATGGTCGCGAGTCAGGGAGCCGTCAAACCCCAAGGTGATCTGTGCGTTCGGCGGCACGGGATGCTCGCGCTTGAGCTCGCCGAACTTCGCCGCGTCGAACGGCTTGTCCTCTTCGGCGACGATCTGGTTCAGGTAGAACCGCCGCGCCATCGCCGGCGTCGTGCGCGGGTCGCGGATCTCGGCCATGAGGCGATCCACGTCCAGCCATTCGGACTGCCCCCTCGCCGCCAACAGCCCTGCCCGCAACTCCTGATCGTCGGCCAGATCCGTCTCCGGCGCCTCCAGCGAGTCATAGAGCATGTCTGCTGGCCTTTCTAGTTGACTGACCTTCTTCCACGCCTCGTAGTCATGCTCGGCGTCCGAATCTTCACCGGGCGCATGCGCATTGGAGATCGCCAGAATCCGTGACGATCCATCTCGGCTCTTCCCGGCGTTGCGGGCGATCACCGCCGCCATCTCGTGCCCTTCGTTCGGCCCGCGCCAGTGATGCGTCTCGTTCTTCAGGATGAACGTCGCCCGTCCACCCTCGAGCGCTCGCGGACTCGAAGTCACGGCCTCGATGCGCCGTTTCCCCTTCTCTGCGTAGATGATCTCCTTGCCGATGTCGATTTGGAACTGCTCCTGCAGCCAGGGCGAGATCATCGACGGGAACAACGTCATGGTGTTGCGCGTCTGGTCCCGTGACACCGCCGCCGTCTGTACCCACGCCGCCGGATGCTGCTTGGCAACAGGCTTCCCGCCTTCCATGTGCGAGAACCGGCACGGTCCGACGAACTCCACGCAGGCCAGCGCCGCACCCATCGGGTCCTTCCCCCACCCCTTCATCCGCCGCAGCATCCCGTAGCGATAGACGAAGCGCCCATTCTTATCGACCGCGTACCAGTTGTACAGAAACATGGCCTGTTCTGGCGTGAACTGCCACGGCTTCCCCGCGTCAGGGCCGTCAGGCTGCAGGAGGTTGTCATAGGTCCAGCGGAAGATTTCGTCGGCGAGCGAGAGCTTCGGCCACTCCCTCGGCCCGATCTCGATCCCTTTCGGCGCCACCGCTGCGATCATCTACCTACCGATCGCTTGTACTTCTCGAACTCGCTCTCGGCAGTCGGGTCCACCGACGCGATCTGGCGCTGCACCTCGATCCGCACCCGCCGGCGGGCACTCTCCGTCGAAAGCAGGTCGTCCATCGCCGTCCACACCGCCCCGAACAACTGCGCCGAGAACCGGCTGTCCTCCAGGTTTTTCGTCATCGCCTCCGCCACATACAACGCCGCCGCCCAATCGCTCGGCTCGAAGTACGCCGTCTGCCCCGACTGCTTCAGCGCGTTGTACCAGCGCCGCGCCACCGGATGGACCTTCTTCGGCAGCCCCGGCGCCTTCACCTCGCCCACCATCGGCACCGACGACACGCCGTTCTTCTGCGCCTTCGTCACATGGCCGAGGCGTTCCTGCATACGCTTCGGCGCCGGACCACGCGTACCCACTACGCAACCTCCTCCATGCGCACCCCTTTTCGATTGTTGCATCGAAGATGCGCCGCCTGCACGTTGCCATATGTATGTCCGCCGCCACGAGCAATCGGCACCACATGATCAAGAGTCGCGCACATTGGATCGGGAAATTTCAGCCTATCGTCAATGACGAGCCTACAGAGTCCACACCGCCATGCGTCACGGTCGTAGACGCGCCGAGGATCGATCGTTTCAGCAGGGTTATTCCGGATTAGCGCTCTCCGCTTCTGCTTGTACGCCTTTCGCGCCGGCGTGTAGCCCCGCCTTCGCGCTGCCGCCCGCGCCTTCTCGCGTCGGTGTTCTAGGCGAGACCCCTGAAGTCCGCGAGTCCACACCGTCGAGCGGGCTACTCCATGCTGGATGCGGAAAAGTTCCTCCTTCACTTGAAAGTACTGTTGGCGGCAGGTCAACTGTGGGCAGGTGAAAGCTCTCGGCGAACGAGCGGGGAACACCCGACAGATCCACTTGTCGCGGCCTCCGAAACTCAGGAGCGGTTTTTGGTTGG